GTGATAGAGCTCATGTAGGCGTTGGCCGTGAGCGTAATATCACCGGAGTTAAGTCCTCCCAATACCACTTCAAATTCGGTTTTGTTTTGAAGTTTTGTGAAGATAGAACTCAAGGTCTCACCGGTCAGATCAGGGTTATGAAGTCCGTCAAAACTTATTGTCGCATCGTCCTGAGTAGGGACGTATTCTTTCGCATCTCCAGGAGAGTCCTGGGTTGTTGCCTCAGCGAAATCCTGCTCCCAGGAGAGCTCTTTCGATCGCAGTCCCACCAATTCAGTCCCGTCGATCTTTACTTTTAAATATTTTCCAGGTTTGTAAGCCATAACATCTTAATTATAAAGTTCCGCACTAATTAAAATTACATCTAATGTATCACCGTTCAGGGTGTAGTCAATTCCAAGATTAGAGGCGTTGACATCCGCAAGCATCGTGTCTGCCTTGTAGAGAACAGACTGCCTCGGCTTCAAATCAAGCGAGTACGTGCTGCCCCACAAGGGATAAGGATTACTCGCGCCTTGGGTGATATTGATCGCATTTGAGCCGGTAGTAGCGGCGTTCTTAAACTTAATCGCTACAATTCTCTCACCGGTCAGATCCAACGCGTCCCCTAAAGTATTGGTCAGCGAGGTAAGGTCAACCGTTGTCCCCGAAGTCAGCCGAGCCGAGTAGACATTGTCCACATCGGTCGTGACCGTGTCGCTCGTGGGGCGAAAGTTGACGATCTCGTTTAAAGCGGTGTGCCGGACATCTTCATCCAAAGCACCTTTTGAAAGATTCTCGCTTACCGTCAGTTTAGAGACAAGCTGCGTAGAGTTAACGCTTGTGGCGTATACAAACAGCCCAAGCATTAGTCCAAGCAGCACATATCCTAGTTTTTTCATGTCTTTTCAATTATGATTTTTAGATTAAAAGTTCTTCGATGGATGTGATAAGCATCATTTTCTCCTGTATCTTCATCCGTTCCGGCGTCAGAAACCAAATCCACGATCCACCCACTAGCCGAGTAGTTGTCCTTGTTAAGAGTAAGCTCTTTTACCTGGGAGACCATCTCATCTACCTTCGAGTCGTCAGCCAGATCCTTCGACTGAATCGAAACACAATCAAAGGCTATTTGAACGTTTCTGATTTCGGTGTCGTCGGTGGATATATCTTCGTCGCCATCTATAAAGTACCGGACGAAATCGTTACCCTTCGGCTTTCCAAAGACGGTTTCTATGGTTTGCCCGTCGACAATCACCGAACCGCTCAACAGGCTGTAAACACTCGATAGTATGGATTTACGATAGTCCCTCATTTAAACTCCTCCTCAATATCATGGAGCAACCTTCTTCGTCCGTATTCCCAAGCGGGACGCATGAAGGGCTGTTCCTCCGTGCCGGGGTGTTTGATCTCCTTGCCGTAGATCGCCCAATCTCTTGAGAAATTATCCCACCCGGAAGGGGCGGTCCGCTTAGGCCCGGCTAAGACTTTCTTGTTTTTCACCCGGATGGTGTGAGGCTCCGTGCCGTACTCGATGAAGGCGGAGTGTTCTGCCTGTGAGGTTACCTCACCTTTGCCAGTGATCTTGATCTGCTGGCGAGCCCTGGGTCCATCCGATTTACCAACCGGGACTAACTGAACGGCCCTGTTGTGCATTCTTGCCGTGTTTTTGGCAAGGATACGATCAAAAGACTCACCGCTCTTTTTGGCAAATCTTTCCAACTTGCGCTCAAACTCGCGTTCATTTGTTAGTTTAAGGGTGGTCATTTTTGAACCTCCATTCGGATGAACATCTTATCATCGGTGACAAAAGCGCTTAATATCTGATACTCTCTCCCGTCTATCTCAGCCGTACACTCTTTCGGCCACGTCTCAGGATCAACGTCGGGACGGTTCGAGATTTTCACCTCTTTCGGGTCGGTATAACCCAATTTAGTATACTCAATTCTTTTGGTTCCTCTCATTCTTTTTATGTCAGCCCAATCCGTAAACAGGACAGAAGAGCCTGACTTTTTCAGGCCACCGGTCGAGGTGCGCTCTTTCGAGTTCCTCTTTATGGTTATTTTCTGATCCATCCCTCTCATTGGTACTGAGCTATAATGTTAGAAACCTCGTCGATGAAATTCCCCTCCCGATAGTCATCCCGGTAGTAATACCACCGGCCGACCTGTTTTTTAATGGCCTCTTTAATGTCAGCAGGAAGAGATTGCGTACTCGTGGAAAAACCGACCGTAAGGCTGACAACGAGCTCCTGTGTAACTCCCAGGGGGTAGATAATGACTCGCTCATATTTCCCTTTCTCATAGTAATCGGAGTTTTTGGTCAGGGTCTCTTCGCTGTCATCCAGGCTTACGGTCTTTACCTCGCTCACGCTAGAGACAGGATAGACCGGCAGCCTGAACCCCAAATTCGAGGGGTTCAGGGTCACCGGGCTGTGATGCAACTCTTCGCCATCCATCTGGTCAAACCGTACTTCCAAGGATTTCTCCGCAAGCACCAGGCCTGTCCGCATCTCCAAGTGGGTTCTAACCGCCGAGATCATGTCCTCCAAAAGGGCAACCTCGTCGGCATCACTCTGATAGGCAAACTTGATGTACTGCTGAACCGATTCAGTTGTGACCGGCTCGCTGGACAGGTCTGTTACTATACGGATTTCCATCACTTAGTCTTTTTAGTTTGTTTATCTTCTTTGGTTTGCACGCTTGATTTCTCCTCCTTTTTGGAGGGCTTTACCAGACCTTTGAGGGTGGTTTTTACTTCGTAGTCCCACACCTCGACGGTCTTACCGTTCTTCAAGGTCACCTTTACTTTCTTCATCGCTCATAGAATTTTACATAGATGTACTCTACCTTGTGTTGCTCTCCGGCATCCAGGCCGCTAACAGTGTTGTTAGCCACAAGCAATCTGAATTGTCTGTAATATGGATGCGTGGTTGTGGCAGAGGTGTCTAAGACTTCAGAGAGATCGCTCGTAAAGTCCAAAGTGATCGCTCCGGTAGCGTCATTTCCAGTGTTGGTAGCGTCAATGTCGGACCAAGAGTCAGAGGTAAAAGTCCTTCCCTGGAGCTTGACATCAATTTCGTAAGTACCGTCTATTGCGCTTACCACATCGGATTTGAACTCAATATTGTGAAGCACCGGGCGGTTTTTGTTGACGTTAAAGACAAAAGCCATCGTGTCAACAGTAGTACCCAAGGTGTCCGCGTCTTGTCCGGTGTAATCGTAAAGGGTTTGATCGGGACTAAGTGTCCGCTCCACGATCCGGTCCTGGGCAAACAGCCCAACGCTAACTATCAATAGAATTGAAAAAATTATCAGTCGTTTCATTGCTCTTAGTTTTTAAGAGGGGCCGGAGCCCCTCGTTTGAATATTAGCCAGTAGCCTCAGTAATTGCACTCTTAGCGGCACTGAAAGTGCCGGTTGTGAAAGCGTACTTATGAGGAGTGGCAACCTTAACACCGGCTACCCTTGCAAATGCGTGAACAGTAACCAGGTCTTTTAGGGCGTCGTCCTCATTTTCGTAGTAGAATCGAACCTCCATTGCACGCTTGATATACATTTTGGCGCGCGTGATATCACCCATCAGGTAGGTGTCGTCCGAAATCTTAGAAGAAGGAACTTGGCGAATGCCGTCAACGTTGGTCTCAAAAGAGCTCAAGGGAGGTATAATGTACCCGCCATTGGCGTCTTTCATTCCTCGCATGTTGGTGAGTACACCAGAGTTAACAAGGTTCATGTTCGGCATGTACCCGTCATTGTTAGAATCGGAGGTGTCACCGTTCATGATTTGAAGGGCAATCGCACGAATAGCGTCGATGTAGTTCGCATAAGTAACCGCATCGAAGTTTGAGGGCTTAGAGAAAGCTTTAGCCTGACCAATAAGCCCGGTAAGATTCGATCCGCTCAGGAGCTCAGATTCGATCTTCAGGGGTACTTGGTTGTTAACCAGGTCGAGAATCTCATCTCTTGTGTGCTCCCAATCTTCAAGGGCGGTTCTGGACATCTTGATATAATCACCGATCATGACAATGTCAAGGCTCTGCTTAGTCCAAGAGGCGTCACTTTGTGCAGAAGGAGCCGAGCCTTCAGAAATGCCAGCCTCAGAGTTGTCCGTCTTGGTCGAACGCTCCCACCAGCTAACAGAGTCTCTACCAGCTCCGATGGTTCCTTTGGGAATCATATCATAGAGCGGGGTCTGCTGCCAGGGGTGCTTGGCTACTCCCGGTTCGTACTGTGTGCGGATCGTACCGCTGTTAATGTCGGAAGTGGTGATAGTCTTTAGCTCCAAATTGTGAGACATTCCCTTCTTACCGGAGGTGTCTTTGAAGCTCTTAAACTCATCGCCCTTGAGGTTCTTTTCCAGGGTCTCAACGGGTCCTTCTTCCCTTTTACCCTGCTTTTCTTTCAGTTGGTTCAAGTCACTCTCAAGCTGCTCGATGTAATCTTGCTGCTTTTGAAAGCTATCAGTGTGAACAACCGAATCCAGATTTGCCTTAACCTCGTCAATCTGGCTTTGTATCTTGTCAGCGTCAGCCTTTTTGCTGACCTGATCTTTGAGGCTGTCAATACCCTGATTGATCTCCTCAACTACCTGTTCGTACTTCTTTTCTTCAGCCATTGTGTAATTTTTTTGCAATTTTTTGTAAATGCTTCAGCGGCTCATCGCTCAGAGTGTCACCTGACGGCTCTGCTTTGAGTGCCTTGTTTATGGTTTCTAAAAATTTGAATCGCTCATCGGAATATTTTCCTTTTTCAAGCATCATCTGCACAATCTCTTTGTCGAGATTTTTCATGGAAAGCATAGGGGTCTGACTGTTTGCGCCCCACCCATAAAGAGTAGAGTATTCATACAGTTTCCACTCTAGTACATATCTGTTGTCCGAGTCGTCCCTTTTAACCGGCTGAACACCGATAGAATGTTCAAGCGATTTGCCGGCTTCGTGATAGAGCCGATAATCCTCAAATACATCTCGGCCGAGTTGCTTATTCATGTTAAGTTTTGACCGAGCAACAAGTCCCACATCCTTTTCCACCAACTCCAGAGGAACACCTATTAGCTTGGTCCAATCGTGGTTTAGAAAGTGTCTTATGCGTTTGCCGTTCTCTTGAATGGTTTTGGCAAACGACCCCCTCACGGAAATATCACCGTCTGAATCTTCATTATCAAAAGCGTTGACGACTATTTCTACTACTCCCTCTTTGTCGTCTACCGCTTTGATTTGGTTGTCAATCTCTAAGTTTTTCGGTTCCATATCTTATCAATTAAAAAAGCCAGATCACCTTTCGGCGTCTGGCTTTCGTGAAGCTCTTTAGTATTTGTTTAGCGTCCCGCAACGCGGGCACTTGATTTCAATTCCTGTGGGGCTGCCCTTTATGTCAAACAACCTCCTCCCACACTTTTTACAACGAACAATTTTCTTTTGTTGTGCCAATATTAATGATTTTTTACCAGAATTGCAAACTTTTTGTGCCATTTATTTTACCTCGTACGTTAGGGCGCACTGGCAATTTATAACGTTGGCCGCACTCCCTCTCGGATCGCCGGGGTAGCGCATATCTTCTCCACCCACCCGAAAAGCCTTATCCATGTCGGCTTTTTGCCCGGAAGCGTGTTTATGGTCTTCTCTCGTATCCCGAAAGGCAGCCGACCAAATCTTCACGTGTTCGATCCCGGTTGACTCGACACCTTTCATACTCCCGACCATACTGGCAGGGGTTACCTCTGTTCGGATGATCCGCTCAGTTCGGTATCGTTTGAACCTGAGCCACTCGTTTTCTACTCTATCTCTTAGAGCGGCTTGCGCCTCCGAGCCGCTTAATCCTTCCTCTAAGATTTCAGGAACTACGCTTCGAAGGATACGGATGACCTCCTGCTTGGAAGTATCTCTAATGACCGATATTTTCTGGCCGATATTTTCCTCAATCCAGGCCCGCATCTCATCGGTTATAATACTCGCATAGATGTCGTCCTCATCCTTTTCGATGTAGCTTACCCCTGCCCGTTTTTTTACCTGCCGACGGTCGAAGTTGGCAAAGTAAGACCCGGTATCCACGTAGAGATCCTTGATTACTTTCTCGATGTTATCGCTCGAGACAGGCTTGCTTCTTACATACTGATCTACCGAGTTAATATCGGTGGTTCGCGAGATAATGTCTAAGAACTGGTTAAGGTGCTCGTCCAGGGCTTGGGACATCTTAGGCTTATACTTGCCCCTAAACTTAGCCCTCCTGCGATCAATGGTTGACCACTGGCGGGGCTTATATCCCTTGGACATACCCTTCCCTTCTTGCCACCTTTGATAACAAACACCCATGCGCTGATTCTCGTCAGGAAACTCACCTTGCATGGTCTCGTCTCGGATGCAGCGCTCAATGAATTGGTTTTCGCTCTCGCCTTGTCTTGGAGTGGGCAGCGGCATATCTTTCTATTCGATTTTTGTAATGCAAACATTTCCTAAGAGTGCCTGTATAGAGGAGCTCACTTCCCCTTCTTAGGCTGTACACCCTTATCGTCGGCCCCGCCTTCACTGGATATATCGTCAGCATCTTGCTTGGTTTTGGGTTCTTTCCTGGTAGCCTCGTCAATGGTCTTCAAGACCAAATACTTAGAGAGATTGTTGCCGTTCAGCCTTTTGATGGCTTTTATAATTTTCTCTTTGTCGCTCATATCACATTCCGTTTGAAATTCCACGTCTATTGTATTCTTCATTGTTTTCGTCAACAGGGAGCTCTTCCTGTGATCCCATCGTAATAGGGATGAGTCCTGATTGAATGAACCGCTCATCCATGCCCGGGTCATCGCTTCGCTCAAATCCTAACGCCTCAGAGGCGTCGTTCGGTGAAGCGGCCCCGATCCTTACGGCCTTTTCCATTACGCTGGCAAGTTTATCGCGATCGGGCTGGAGGGCCTCAATGCCTGATGTGTCTGCTCGTGCTACGAGGTTCTCGCCATAAGCGGGGAGGAATCTTGAGTTAATCCCGTCAACGAACTGCTGAACATCAGGGAGAACTCGGTTCTGATACATGGCCTTTTCAGCAAGGAGCATGTTATTATAGGTGGTTTGCCCGACGCCGAACAGCATCCCAGGAACACCCAATGCCCGGCAGAGTTTTTCCGTGCCGTTTTTGTCCATCTCTAAGACCTGTAGGTCTCTGAGGTTGGAGTAACCAATCTGCGTCCAGCCTACTTTACCGGCGGTGAAAATGGGGATAGAGATGTCTTTTTGGTACTTTCCTTTATATCTGCTTCGCCACTTCGACTCCTGCTCTTTGGTCATTTGGTTTTGCATCTCCTCCAGGGAAACAATCCCAGGAGGGAATCCTCCTTTGAGAAGTTTGGCCGCTTGCTCTTGTCCTGCGTTTTGGAGGTTGATAATATTCATAGCAACCTTGAGGGGAGATGTGCCCCGGAAGTTTCTCCCGTCCTCGTAAGTAAGGGAGGGAAACCGCTCATGCCATACATTCTCACCGGCCACGTCAAATATCTCGTTGATTGTCACCCGGTAAACACCCAATGGGTTTTTATCTTTTCCTACGATCTCGGTGTTCTGCGGGGGTAAGAGCATCATGCCGGCCCGGTCAATCTTACCCTGATTCACTCCTCCCCCCAGCCGGGCGGCTCTTACCATAGCGTCCCCGGTAGTTAGTTTGAAAAGATGCCAGGCCATGCGAAACTCTGCCTCCGACTGATAGAAATTCGGCTTTCTTAATAGTTGTTTAAACTCGTGGTTGGGCTGCTCAATCTCCTTGCCGCTCTTTTGGACCTTGTAAATCTTGATCGGGATCTGAGCCATCTTGGTAGCGAGGACCATGTTTATTCCAAAGACATCCGAGTTGCCCTCAAAGCCCTCTTTGACATACTTATTCGCATCAGAGTCTCTTCTCAATGGAAGGTCGTGGGTAAAGTTCTGGATCATCCTGACCACGTCCTGAGATGTGGTTGCATTTTGGTCGCTCAAAGCCTTCTGCAAATCTTTCCACCGCTTCTTATATTTGTTTCTAAACAGGTTCATATAAGTTCTGTTTTTTCATCAGCTTGTAGGTAGCTCCGTATCTTAGTGCGTCAATGGCGTGGTTATACATGTCGATCGGTTTGTTGAGGGTTTTCCCGTTCTTATCTTTGTCCCACATATAGTTGCGGAGCTCCTTCACCAGGTTGACAGAGCGCTGGGTGACGTTGATCTTGTAATCTTGCAGTGTGGCGATCCCAAAGTTAACCGAGTCTTTACCTTTCTGAGAGGGGCGGATGTCTATGCCCCATCTGTAGATTTCTTCTATTGATTTAGGCTCGGCTGAATCAGCGATGATCGTTCCCTTTAGGTGGTTGGATTTAATAAATTTAGCAATCTCCTGGTTGGTCATGCCGATTCTATACAGGACCTCATCGGCGTAGATTTCTCGGTCCTTAAAGCCTACTCTTATCAAGGTAGTAGGATCATTCGAAAAACCAAAGTCCATTCCAAAAATTTCCCACTGTGGGTTTTTGGGGTACTCCCTTATCTGTCGCCAGTTATCGAAAACAACTCCATCCAGCATGCCCGTTTCTCCTAGTCCGTACACCTTCCACCAATTCTCGTTATTCTTTCTTTGTTCGATGCTCTTGATAATCCGGGAATCTAACAGGTCGTTATCTTTATAGGTGGAGTGGATATAATCGTAGTCATCGCGATAACCCATAAGTTCGTGGACCCAAAACTCATGGGTAGGGTTGTAGTCAAGAAAGATCCTTTCTTTGGTTCTGACCTCTAGCTGGTCAAAGGTAGCCTCCGAGATGTTGTTGCACTCATTTAGAAAAAGAATGTCCCTCCGGGGGCCTCGGACCTTATCTTCCGAGTCGGCCCCGAAAAACTCAATAAAAGACGTTCCGAAATGGAAGGCGTTGTTGGTCTTATCGTGCATCTCGTTTGAATACAGGCCTTCATTTTTTAGCATGATGGTGAAGTCCCGCATTGCACCTTTCTTAATGTGGGGAAGAGTCTCAGAGACTACGGAGATTACAAGATTTTCTCGTTTGACTGCGTGGATTAAGAGTATTTGAAGGATGGACCAGGTCTTAGAGGAAGAAGTCCCCCCCTGGTTAATAATCAGCCGTGCATCGCTCATCAGGTTTTTGTCAAATACCTTAGTCGTCTCCAAGCTCGTCTATTTTTTTTCTTGATTTTTCGGAGGTCGAGATGGTCAGGCCACTGTGCTTGATCTCCTGCTGGTCCCTTTCTCCAAGCTGCTTCATTCTCCAGATGCTTGCGGTTGGGTTAAATTTGTTCTTTAATGCTTGCCTATTGATACGGGCTATAATGGCGTCGTTGAGATCCTTTTTTATGTCGTCCAATTCTTTGTGCTGTTCACAAAGATTATAGAAGGTCGAATGGCTTAAGTCCAAGTAAATGACCACGTCTTGAACGCTAAGACACTCTTCATTCCATCGCGCATATTCCAACCCCTTTTCAAACAATTCTAAGGCGTCTTCCTTGGAATACCTCTCGTTATATCTGTTCCCTTTCGGTGCTGCCATCACAATAATATTATTAGTAAAACCACCACTCCCCACAGAATCCATTCAAGTTCGGGGGCGTTTTGAGCGTCGTCTTTCATTCGTATATCGCCCTTTCTCTTGCATTCTCTTTCTCGATGTGTTCCTGCATCCACTCTTCAAGCGTTTGGCCTTCTTTTAACACTCCCGCCAGGGCTAAGCCGGTTCCTGCGAAGTTTGGCTCTGGCATCCTGACGACGTAGTTGCGGTCAGAGTCCTTTTGCCAGACGTTGCGCTTTAAATCTCTCAGAACGCAATTGAGTCCTTTGATTTTCTTTACGATATAGGTCATGCAGTATTTGGTTTAATTGATTCTTTTTTCTCCTGGCTTTTTATAGCTTGCGGTTGTTAGGTTGATTCAATTAAATGGTTTACCTCGTCAATTAATTTTGTAAAATTTTCGAACCTTTCCCTCTCTTCGTCTTTCCGCACCGCCTCCCTCGCCTCTTTCATTTCGGCTTCGGTGAGGTCGCGGCCGAGCTTGTCGCGGAGGTATTTGTAAAGGTTTTTCATGAGTTGTAAGTGTTTTTCACAGT